ACGGTGGCCACCTTGTCACTGGCCGCAGGGTTCGTCGGATCCATCGCGGCGCTGAGTTCCCAGGTGCCGATAACCGCCGCGTCGATGCCGTTCCAGCGCTTCTCTTGCGCCGGCGCATCCGCGTCGAGATAGGGAAGCTGCGCGGTGGCCTCGGTGGCGTCGTAGGTGAGCGAGGTGCCGAGGCCGCCGTAGACGTAAATCTTGTCCCCGGATCGCACGTATACCTTGCGCCCGAACACCACGGCGTCGTCGATGTCGAACGGAACGAGGTCCGCGCTCGGCGCGTAAGTCGTCCACGCGCTGACCTTCACGCCGCTGAAGTAGGAGAAAACGAAGATCGTACCCTTGATGATCAGCCAGAACCGGCCGTCCTGCGGCTCGATCAGGCCGATGATGCGGCTGCGCTCCGTCGTCGTGAGATTGCGAAGTGCGTCGATCACGAGACTGTCGACGGGGACACCAATGTCTGTCGTGGCGGCTGCGTTGGAAGCGTCTCGGGCGCGAAGCGAGCGAAGGCCGCTCTCGTTCAGATAGAAGAGATCGCTGTCGCCGAACTTCGTCACCGAGCGCGGCGAGGCGGTGCCGGTGTTGTCGAGCACTTGGGTTTGGCGGTTCAACGTCGGATCCGGGTCGACGAACCATATTTGGATGACCTGCTCGGCGAACACGGCAAGATACTGCTGGTAGCGGGCCACCGCTGTCAGCGTCTCGGAGCCGGACGCCTGACTGGACATGTCGATAAACCCCGCCCCGGTGGCGTCACTGGTCCACGCCGTCGGTCGCTGGATGCCGGAGAAGTGCAGATTTGGCCCGCTCGGGGAGTAGAGCTTCGAGCCGACGGTCTTGATAAAGGTGCCGGGCGTGAACCCGATACTGTCCGCACCCCCCGACAGAACGATGCCGCTTGCCGGGCTGATCGTGAAACCATCCGACACAGCCGCCGAGACTGCAAAGCCGTTCGGCCCCGAGCCGGCCGTCGCCGAAACGATGTTAACCTGATCGTCGGATGCCGTCGCGGTGTACTCGGGCGTCGAAGAATAGCTGTTGATCGCCGCAGCGACGGCGGTAGCCGTGGCCGAGTTGCTGGTCGTCCAGAGCACCGAACCGGAGGCCACCGCAACACCGTTGACCTTGATGTCGGAGATCGACGAGGTGACGGCATCAGCCCCGCCCGTCATGTTCGTGGCGTTTCCGATCGTTGCGGTGCCGCCCGGCGTCGCAATGACGGACTTGCCGTTGATCGCGGTTCCGGTCGTGACCGCCGTGATGATGACGGTCTGCCCGACGGTCGTCGCGGTATAATCCGGCACCGAGACGTTCGAGTTGATCGCTGTCGCCACGGCATCGGCCGTCGTGGCGTTGTTGCCCGTGTGCGCGACCGCACCAGCCATCAGGCTGACGCTGTTGATCGTGATGGACGTGATCTGGTTGCCGCCACCGAGGGAGCCGCCCGTGATCTCGAAGGATCCGGTCGCGGAGGTTGCGGCGGTCGTTCCACCACCGGTGACGCGGAAAGTGGCTCGTGCACGGCCGTCGTACCAGGCGTCGACCAGAACCCCGTCATAGAAGTGCTGGCGCGACCCGTCTTCGAACTCGGCGACCACGTAAAGCTTGCCTGCGAAAAGCTCGGTTGACAGGACCGAGGCCAAGGCCGTCAGGCCGTCCGGATGCTGGAGCCGTTGGTATAGAACGCCGGAAGGCAGGCCCGCCGGCAACGGATCGGAGCCGAACACGTAGCGACTGGTCGATGTCGCGGACAGGCCGAACGTGCCGGCCGGCAGCGTCTCGGTCAGCACGAAGGCGGCCCGTTTCTCGAACTCGCCGCCACGGGTGATATGGCCGTCGACGGCCGCGATCAACACGCCGCCCGATGTGGTCTCCCGCATCCGGCGCGTATCGAGACCACCCGTGACTTCCTTGATCCAGATCGTTCCCATCAGGTGCCCGGCGGACGGTAGAAAGCGACGGCAGGGCGACGCGGAAGTTTCGGTTCTCCGGTCCCGAACAGCCGAAATTTCCGGCTGACAGTGAGCTGGCCGCGCAGGCGCATGAACAAGGCATTGGCCTCGTCCTGCTTGACCTTGGCGTCCTTGGCACCGGACGCGGCCAGCATCTCGGCGGCGAGATAGCCGATGATCAGGTTGCTGTCGATGTCGCAGCGGTGATCGTCATTGACGAGAGGCCGCAGTCGACGGATACCGGTGACACGGACGTAGCCTTCCATCGTCGCGGCAACCGCATCGGTGTCTGGAATGGGCCATATTTCGATGTCGTCGTCTTCGGCGAGGTTCCAGCGGCGCGGAGGCCACGGGCGCTCGTCGAGGTCGCTATTCCACGCGGTGTAGTGCTCGTTGTTGATCTCGGGCGCCAACGGAACCCATACGCTGTCGATGAAGATTTCGAGCTTCTCGATCCGTTCTAGGTCGATGTCATCGGGAAGCTCGTAGTATCGCTGTCCGGCCGCGACTGGAATGTCGCGCGTGACGCGCAAATGCGGCCAGTCAAACTCGCGCCAGAGCCACTCCTGCTTGCGCTGGAGCTGCTTTACCTGACCGTCGCGGGCCTGACTGTTATGCGCCGGATTGAGAGACAGGCGAGCTTCGGCGCGCAGGTCGTCCAGCAGTTTTACCAGAGTGACGTTGCGCGCCATATCTCACCTCACGAAAACACGTTCTTGCCGGGTTCCGGCATGTCCTGAATATCATCTTCCGGTTCGGGTTCCGGCTCGACAGCGGCGGCCTTTTTGCCCTTCTTGACGGGCGCGGCCTCAACGGTCTGCGTCGACATGCGACCAACGGCCTTGAACAGACTGTCGTCCAGCTCCAGTTCGTCGAGCGTCTCGAACAGCCTGGCCGCAGCGCCGGGGAACAGGGCGTCCAGTTCCGGGCATTGATCCCGGCCCTGAATGTGGCGCTTGTAGCGCGAGAACAGCCGTTCGCGCTCGGCGCGCGAGGTGGTCTTCGTGTCATGCGTCGCAGGGAGCGGCTCGACATCGAAAACCGCGTCGTCGCCGTGGATGGCGCGAAGAAGCGCGATCTCGGACGGCGTGACGGCGGATTTCGGAACGGTGTGCTCGCGGTCTCCACCGAGGGCGACGAGGACGTTGGCGGTCTGCATGAATACTCCTGTGGGTGAGGGGAGCGGGGCCGAAGCCCCGCCCTATTACACGAGATCCGAAGCCGAGTTGGACTTGCGGACGCGGATACGCAGCGTACCCTGACCTTCGACAAAGGCCGTGACCGAGGCCGCTTCGATCGACAGCTTGCTGTCAACCGCGAGCGTGTTGGCCCCGGTGATGGCCGTCGCCTCGATCACCTTGCCAAGCGGGGTTGCCGCCGCCGAGGTGACGGTGAGGACGCCGCCGGTCACGTTGGCCGTGCCGATTTCGAGGTTGAACGCGGCCGTCTTCGCGGCGGTCGTGACCGGCTGCGAGGTGACGAACGAGAAATACTCGATCGTGCCGGCGATACCGGGCTTGTACTCGGTGACGACATCGCCGTTGGCGACCGCCGCGAGGTTGACCGGGAACACCAGCTCAACGACATCGTTGCCATCGACACGATCCAGATTGAGAACGATCGTCGAGCCAGCGGCCCACGAGACGTTCGAGCTGTTCGTGACGGTGATAAGCGAGGCGTCATAGGAAAGCGAGAACTTGGTGCTGTCCCAACGATCCGAGTTGACGATGATGTAGTTGTTCGTCGACGCGAGGCCGGACAGGAAAGTGTCCTGCGTGGTGCCGGTCGGATACGCGACCGTGAAAGTGCCGGAGTGCGCGACTGCGGCGGTGAGCGTCGTCTGGACGACGGAGGCTTTATTCAGAACTGCGGCCATGATGATCTCCTAATGACCAAGATTTGAAAGAGCGGCGCGTTTCCGCGCCGCTGTTGGCTTTAGGCGATGTCGTACACGGCCGAAGTGTTCAGGCGCTTGGCGATCATCACGCCCGTCGTGGTGATGCCGTTGTACATCACGAGACGGTCGTACGGGCGGGCCGGATTGTGCTTCTTCATCCGGTAGCCGTCCATGTACAGGATCTGCACGCCGCGACGCGACATGTCGATCAAGTACATACGCTTGGTCAGGCCGAGAGTGTCGAGGGTCGGATCGTACTCGATCGGGATACCCTTGAACTTCGGCCCGTCCATGCCGCCATCGGCGTTGTTCTGGCCCTGCCAGCCCGTCATGGAGTAGTTACCGTTGGAGCGAAGCTCTTTCAGGTAGCCGGCAATGAAGTCGGAACCTGCGAAGATCTTCCACTTCGGCGCACCCGAAGCGTAGCGCATGAGCTGGAGCCATTCCTTCTCCAGGAACTCGATCAGCGCGCCGCCGTTGGCCGCGCTGACGGTGATCGGACCCTGACCGCCCGCGAGGCCGTAAGCGACCGTCGCAGCGCGGTTGCGCCACCACGAGTTCGCCACGCGACCGACGCCGCCGGTCGTGCCAACTGCCGGACTGTCGAGGATCAGCGACTGAATGCCCGCGAGGGCCTTCGGGTCCGCCGTACCGTCGCCGTGAACGAGGCTGTCCATCGAGACGGCATAATCTTCGCCGAGCAGTTCGTTCTTCTCGTCGAGGATGTTGGCGAGGGCCTGCATCTCGCGGCCGGAGACTTCCGAGGTCGACTGGTTGGCCCCGTTTTCGTTCACCTCGATGACGTCGATCTTCAGCTCCGTGAAGGTCATCGTCATGCCGATGTGATGCTCACGCCACGGGAACCGGGCGCGCTTGGTAGCGGCCGGATTGTAGAACGAGAGCTGGTCATCCTGGCTGTAGCCCTGAAGCGAGCCGCCGCCCTGACCGGCACCGATGGCGAACGACACGTTGTCCTTGCCGCCGACGAACTTGCCGGCCGCAGCGTCGAACGCTTTCAGCATCGGCTTGTTCTGGATGTTCTGCTTGAAGACCGTACCTTTGTCGATGTAGGTCTCAAGCGTCGAGTTGTTGATCGTTGCGATCAGATCCGCAGAAAAAGGCATTTTCGTTACCCTGGATTAGCGCGCGGCCCGCGCACTCTCCACATGCTGACGAACGATGTCGAGCGTATCGCGTGGAGCCGGACGTGCGGCCGCAGATTGCTGACCACTCGGAACGGGCTTGATCGTGGGCCGCGGAACGGGAACTGGCGTCGGAGCCACAAAGCGTCCGGAGACGGTCTTGTAAGCCCGATCGAGCTGATCCTTGACGCCTTCCGGCGTGTCGGGTCGGCCTTCTTCCCGCTGAAGCCAAGCGATCTCCCGTTTCAGGAGGTCGATTTTGGCGTCGAAATTAGGGTCGCGAACCTTGCGCTCTTCTTCCCAAGTCGAAGCTGCCGTCTGGATCGACTGCTGCGCCTCGAACTGCCGCGAGCGTTCCGCCCGCTGCTGCTCGAAGCTTCGCTGCGTCTCCATCGCCTGAACCTGCGCCTGCGTCCGGCTCAACTGAAGCGCCGTGTCACGGTCCAGATGGCCCGCTTCGACGCGCTGGTTGAGTTCGTCCGGCAGCACTTCGCCAGCCGCGATCAACACCTTCTGCACCCACGGCTTGATGCGCTGCCACGCGGCGGCGGGATCGACCTTGGCTTGCGCCATGATCGTTAAACCGTCTGCGGCTTCCTCGGCCGACATACCGGAGCTATCGAGGAACGTCTGAACGTTCCGGTAGCGTTCGGCGTCAACCTTGAACTCGCGTCGTTCCCGCACAACCTGCTGGAACCGGGGATGCTTCGAGAACGGAACATCCGAATAGTCTTCGGGGTCCGTCTTGGGATCAGATACGCCGGGTTTGGCCCCGGTTTCTTCACCGTCGGCTTGCGAGGCCGGTGCTTCCTTCACGCTGGCCTTGTCCACAACATCGCGGACAATGCTCAAAGCGTCGGTCGCTTCGCCTTTTTCCGAGGGAGACGACTGCTCGGGTTTCGCGGCCTCTACGACTTCCGTCGTAGTGTCCGGCGCGTCCAGGGTTTCGGAACCAGCGGACGAAACCGGTTCCATGTCTTGAATGTCGTCCTCGTCGGCCATGAGGCCTCCTTGTTTCAGATGGTGGTCAAAATACATCGTGTCTGGTGCCGTCGCAAGTTATTCCAGACGGCGTGATTTTTCGGGAGTTGAGCCCATCACGCAGCGAGCAGCAGTAAAAATTCAATTTCGTGACCTTGGCCGTAAACGGCGTCCAGAACCTCGGCGGTCGGCACGACCTTGACCGGGGCCTCCGGCGGTGTTGCGGTTTCGATCACGGCCTCCGGTGCAGGAGGCACCCCGAACAACGAGCCAAGATCCGGCTTCGCTTCTGCCGTGGCCGGCTGTTCGACAACCGGGGCCTCGCTCGCTTTCTTGGTGGCCGCGAGCGTCTTCTGGACAATCTCCAGCGCCAACGGCTCGTGCTCGACTTCTTCGACGTGAGCCACCAGCATTCGCACCGGTGCGGACCCACCAAACCGGCGAACTACGACCGGC